AGCCGGTCGTCGTAGAACGTGCCGCAGCTCGGAAAGCCGGTCGTGTCCGACCACAACCCCAGCCGCCACGTCGCCTTGGCGTTGGTGTTGGTCAGAGTGTTCAGGACAGTCACTGTCACCACTGTCGTCGACGTGTGCCCGGTGATAAGCACGTAACCCCAAACCGATCCCTCACGAATGCGAATAAGCCGCCCCACGTCGGTCGTGAGGAAGCCCTGCCCGCCGTTGATGCCGGTCGTGGCCGACGCGGTCAGTGTGACGCCAGAGCCGGTTGCGGCGCTAGGCGTAAGCGTCGTGCTGGTCGTGTTGGTGGCCAGATACGGGCCGTCGACAAACGTGATGTCGGCCAGCGTCCACGACAGCGCGGAGTTCCGCACCAGCGTCTGCGGCGGGAAGTCCGGGTGCAGAACGAACAGCGTGTCCGCGGACTGCACGATCCGGATGTCGGCCAGATCGGCTTCCGCAAACGTGGTCGTGACCTCGTAGATTTCGGCCACCGTGCCGCCGGACGACCAGGCACCGTAGCCGGTGCTGTTGACCGCATTGCCGTCGCTGTCATACAACTCAAACGTATTGGCACCGGTGTTGACGTTGGTCACCACGAACTCGCGGTTGTTGACCTGCGTCATGCCGACCACACCCGAGATATAGACGCGGTCGCCATTGGCGTAGGTGTCCGAACCGCTGTAGGTCACGACAGCCGTGGCCGCTTGCGTGATGCCGGTGATGTTCTGCGCGGCTTGAGTCAGGATGCCGTGGTTGGTGAAGAACCGGATGTAGTTCTCGCCAAACTCCAACATGTAGGTTTGGGTGATCGAGAACTGGAACGGGAACAGCCGGCAGGCTTTGTTGTGGTGCCGGGCTTGGTGCAGATACACCGAACCGGGGCGCCGCGTCCAGCCGCCCTGGGTCAGTGGGATGGCGTTCTTGCAGACGAACAGGCCGCGGACATACTTGTCGATGTCCTGCCGCCCCAGCAGCAGAGGACTCAGTTCGCCAGCGTTTACCGCGTTCTGGATAAGGGCTGCGTTCGGCACCGCCTACCTCCGCGCCGAGAGCCAGGGATCCTCGGGAATAGCGACCGCTTCCTTCTCGATGAAGCCGACGTTCTTGGCTTCCGCGATCGCAGTCTTGAAGTCGTCCTTGAGACTTTCCTTGTCCGTCGTGCTGTCCGTGACTTCCTTGGCGCACTCCATCGCCAGCTTGGCCGCGAACGCCTCGATGAACAGGTCGTCGTAGAAGTTCGGATCTTCGATGTCCGCAATGTATTTGATCTTGAGCGGCGACGCGGTCTTGGACAGGATGTGCTGCCCCTCGACCTTCCAGTCAACGTGAAAGCCTGATTCGTCATCGCGGGTCAGGCGCAGGTAGTCGTTCGGCAGGCTGTAGCGTTTCCAAGAGCCGCCGCCAATGTCGATGGTGTCCGTGCTGTCGGCCGCAATGGAGTCGCGCTTGATAGCGAAGCTCCACGCATAAGCGCGGATCAACGCGCGGCGCACCCGGATGAACGCTGCGTTCATCGTGCGCGCGTTTGGGGTGTCCTGATCGAGCGAGGAGACGCGTTTCGCGCCCAGTTTCTGCAGGGCGCGGTTGGCAATTTCGACATTGGAGACGGTCATTTACCGCCTCCTTTACTCGACCTCTAGATCGAGGGTGATCCCGAAGGTGTTGATGATTCCGGTCGGCGTCCACGCGGCCAGAGTACGGATAACAGCGGTCAAGCTGCGCTCGGACAACTTCAAGCCGCCAAAGTCGAACACGTAGCCTGCCGGGAACAGCACTTGCAGCTCCGGCGTCGCCAGCGGCTGCACGTAGTGCGCGCCGACAGCTTGACACTGCGACGTGCCGGCGGCGACAGTGCCCAGCGGGCCAGTCCAGCCGGTGTCGTCAAACCGGAAAGCCGCAACCGCCAAGGCGCGCGTCGCCGCGGCGATGGGGTGCGTGACGTTGTCGCCAACGGCTGCCGGCGCTTCCGGGGTGCGGAACAGCAGCAACTCGAAGTCGCTGGCGGTCGTCACCACGTCGCCGGATGCCGCGGTCAGGTCGATCTCCGCAGCCAGAATGCGGCCACGGGAAAAGCCGTTCAAGTCAAACGTCGCACGGACCACGCTGCCCGCAGTCGCGCTGTTGCTGACTTCGTCGCCTGCTTGGTAGGCGGTGGTGTCCGCCGGCCGGGCGATGGTGCTGCGCATGCGCTTGACTTGCATGACTTCTCCTTACGAGCTGGAAGTGATCGGCCAGGCTTTCGCCGTGGAGATGCGATTCTTGAACATCTCGATCGCGGCCAGCAGCCGTTGTTTGCCTTCCAGGGTCGCGCCGAAAACGGCGTCGTCGAAATTCAGTTGAACCACGTTGCTGCTGCCCAGCGTGCCGCCGGAGGCGAAGCCGACCACGTCGCTGTTGGCGACTTGGATGCCGTCCGTCGCAGCGATCCCTACTCCTCGAACTGCCATGTCTTGTCTCCTTCAAAACCCCCGAGGGCCGAAGCCCCCGGGGTATCGTGGGTTACTCGCCCTCGACGTAGGCCAGCTTGAGGAACACGGTCCCCGAGCCAGTGGCGGCGTTGCGGGTCACGGTGATGTCGTAGTCCACCCGCGGGTCGCTGGACAGGCCGAGCTGTTGCCACAGGGGCTTGGCGCGGTCGTCGATGGCAACCACAGCGGATTCGTAGGTGACATCCGTGAGCGCCACCGCAGCGGTGTCGGTGTCCACTGCCGACGCGAAGAAATCCGCGTCAACAACAGCGCCGCCATCCGCCGTGGTGCGATACAGCCCGATGTCGACCGTGCCGCCGGTGCCCAGGTCGTCTGACGCGAACTTGAGGCTGTCGACCAGCGCGGCCGAGTTGACACGAATGACCCGGGCGACACTGGTTGCGTCACTGGACGCAAACTCCGCGACGCCAGCGGCAAAACGCAGCTTGCCGCCTTTTTCGAGCTGGTTGGTCTTGACGACCGGAGTTGCGTCCAGGTCGGTGATGATTTGCGATTTAACGTTTACAACGGCCATGATGTGTTCTCCCGATTAGATCTGGTCGTCGCAGGAAACGCGAACCTGCTTGCCCAGTTGCGTGCGGGTGGCACCAAGCGTCATCGCCAGGTAGACTTGGGTCGCGTGACCTTTGTCATTCCGTTCGGTGATCTTGGCAGTGACGCCGTCCCACATGCCCAGGTGCATGCCGCTCTTGAGCCAGATCGGAATCAGGCGGTTGCCGCTGGTGATCGTCAGGCGCTCGGTGATGATGAAGTTCACACCCATGAACTTCGCCACCTTGCCGTCGACCAGGACCGCGCTGTTGCCGTAGTCCTTGTTGACGATCTGCATTTCCTTGAGCAGCGCGTCGTGCTCGTAGCTGGAGATCGCGCCGTAGACCGGCTCCATCAGCTCGCCCTTGTTGGCGGTCATCAGGATACGGATGACGTTCTGCAGCTTGGCGACGTTGATGCTCGATGCCGTGCCGCCGACGTTCACGCCCACATCGTAGGTGCCGGAACCGACGGTGCCGAAGCTCTCGGTCGTGGTGCCGTTCTCGCCGGTGTAGTTGGTGCCGAAGATCGCGGCCAGAATCACGTCGTCCATGACGCGGTTCATGGCGGCTGCGCCGGCCATCGCATACGGGCTGGTAAGCTCGATGATGGTGCGCAGACGGTCCTGATTGTCGATCAGGCTCGCCCACTCGTAGTCCTTCGGGAACACCCAGCGTTTGTCTTGCGACAGATCCAGAAGCGGGGTGTCGGCGTGGCGGCTGGTGCGCTCGACGGCGGTCGCCTCGCCAAACTGTTCGACCACGCTCGCGGCCTTGCCGACGTAGGAGCCGACAGTGACGGCGTTGCGCAGCCGGGAATCCTGTTGCTGCAGGAGCATTTCGACATTGGCCTTGTACTGCTGGACCGATGCCGTGGTGATTGCGTCAGGCATGATGCCCTCCAAATTGTTGATTTCAAGTCAGTTTTCACCGATCTGGCTGGTGAGCGCCGGCTTGTCTCAAAACTTCGAGGGCCAGTAAGGTTGCCGCTATGCGGGGGCTTTCACCTTGTCCGCGCGGTTCTCCTACAACACAATGATACCATGCTGCTTATTTTTTCCCGGGCAGCCCCAAGGTTCCTGCCTTTTGATTCGATTTTATCCAGTCGAACCAAAGAGTTGCATTTGCCAGCACGCCAGCGGCGAAGCCTTCGACGTGAACGGTCGGGTGCTTCGCCGCGGCTTCGATACACCGCAGTTTGATTTCTTGGTCAGGTGTCAGGTCGGCCATCGCTTACTCCGGATACATGACCTTGAACCAGGTCGTCTGCTTGGCGTGCGCCGCCTTGTGGCCGGGGTGCTGCGGATCCTTGAGCGCAGCCACGAAGTTCGGGTCGAGCTTGGACTGCTCCCACTGGGCTTTCGCCTCGGCCGGGGTCAGCATGCCGTCGAACTGCGGAGTCTTGCCGCCGTTGGTCACCAGCCCGTCCTCGCCCAGCTTGGCGCCGATCTCGGCCAGCAGCTTGTAGGTGCCGGCGTAGCCGACCGTCTTTTCGATGCCGTCGATCATCTCGGGCGTGAAGCCGAGGGTCTGCGCCGCGGCCTTGGCCTTGGTCATCATCCGGTCGTGCCCGCCCTTCCACTCGTCGAGCAGCGCGGCTTTGTCGGCCTGGACGTTCAGTTCGTAGTCCTTGGCTTGTTGCTCTGCAGCAGCGGTCAGCATTGCGTTGTATTTGCCCACCAGCACGTCGGCCTGGCTCTTGGTGACGTTGGCTTCGTGCAGGATCTGCTGCATGCCTTTGGCGAAGCCCTCGTCCACCTTGGCGTCCTTGGGCAGACCGAGCTTCATGTCGTAGGCGTCCGGCTTCTCGGGCATGCCGAGCTTCTGGAACACCTGCCGCATGCCGTCCGGGTCGTCTGCGCGGGGCATGACGAGCAGCTGATCCGGGCTGCGGCCAATCAGCTTCTCGGCACCCTGGTAGGACTTGATGACGTCGGCCGGGCCTTGCCAGCCCTTGTTCTGGATGTACTCAACCGCGCTCGGGTCGGTCAGGCCGTGCCACGGGGTTTCCGCGGTCGTCGCGGCAGTCGTGGTTGTGGCCGCCGCAGTGGTGGCGGTCGCGGCGGTGTCCGCCGTGGTCGTTGCAGTCGCTGCTTCGGTCATAAGCCTAACTCCTTTAAACCTTCAATAAAATCAAGAGGATGCAGGTGGTTCATGCACTTGGAATCGCCGTATATGCAATTCCGGAAATCGTGGTGAAAATGCAACACGAAGTTGCAGGTCGTCTCGGTCAGCAGCTCGATGCCGTCACGCCACATCAGCCTTCCCTTCCGTCGTAGATGGCCCACAGCCGGTCCGGCGGCAGGTTCAGGTGATTGGCGATCCGCAGCCACACTTCGCGCCGGCCTTCCGCCATCGCGTGCGCCCGGTCGTCGACGTGGAACGTGGACTGGTTGGCCCGGCAGAAGCGCGCCAGGTCGCGCAGCACTTCATCGGCCAGCGGCCCGCGGAACGTGGTCTGGTAGGCGTAGCGCCTGCGGAACAGCCAGCGTTTCGCCTGCTCGATAACCTCAGTCAAGGCTTGACGACTCGCATCGTACACTCGAACTCCATGATGATGTTGTTCAGGTGTTTCATCTTCCAGGCAAGCTCGGGGTCGTTGGCGTCGACGCCCTCGTCGAAAAGATACTTTACACGGGATTCAAGGTAAAAGTCAACACCCAGATATTTCCAGAACGGCGTCAGAATTTTGCCCTGCGCCCGCCACTACCAATGTTAAGCCGCATCAAGCAGGCATCGCTTTCGCAAGTCCGGCCACGGCCGGCGCGGCTTCGATCATCTGCTGCGCCTGCGCCTGCTCTGCGCGCTGCTCCCGGATTTTCATCACGTCCTCGATCGACCGGGTCCACGCGGTCGGCGCGCCCTGAATGTCGAGGATGTCCGGCATCGCCTGGTCGAAGTTGAAGAAGTCCAACGGCGCTGGGTCGCCCGTGTTCTTGGCGTAGTTCGCAGCCACGTCCAGCGCCCGCATGAAGCCCGCAGCCTTCTCGGACCGCTGCATGCGCGACATCGGGCTGTCGTACTCGATAAAGTATTCCGCCGCCTCGCTGTCCCGCAGGATGGCCGGCACCGGCGGCACCAAGCCCTGCTGGAACATCAAGTCCAGCTCGCGCTCGATCATCGCGCCCAGGAACTCGGCCTGCAGGCGGCCAGCGGTCGGGGCGATCAGCATGCCCTTCTCCCGCGCCCGCTCCAACACTTCGGTCGCCGTCATCTGCGGCGTGTCGATCAGGATCTGGAACAGCGTGATCAGGAACGCGTCGTTGATGACCGACCGCTCCATCTCCATCAGTTTGTCGCCCACCGCGATGTTGCCTGTGGGAAGCACGTCCACCAGCCGCTTGCCTTCCGCGGTCATGGTGCCGGGGTTCAGGTGTCCGGGCTTCAAGCTGAACGAACCCAAATTGCCATCGTCGTGCGCCAGCAGGACCGGATCCACAACCCTATGGCCCTGCTTCAGGATCGTTTTCTTTTCCTCGTTCAGCACCTTGATGGCCGGCAGCACCCACTGCGCCGGGCCACGGCCGTACGTCTCGCCTGAGGCTTGCGTGTAGCGCGCGGTCGGCAACGGAAAGCTGTTGAAGCCGGATTCGCGCAGTTCGTCCTGCGTCTGCTTCAAGATGTAGAGCGAGGCAAAACGCATACCCTTGGCGTCCACACGCCGGGGGTCCGCGTCGTTCCTCGGATAGACGCAGTGCAGGACTTCCAGCTTCTGCTCGGCCTGCGTCGGGTTTTTCAGTTTCTCGCGCACATGCTCGGGCACGGTGTCGCCCGGCTTGTTGAACATCTGCACGATTTGCCTGGCAGACAGGAAGAACGCCCGGTAGAACGTGTCGACAATGCCAGCATGGTTCTCGACGAGATACACTTCGCCCAGATGGATGTTCCGATAACGCAGCCCCGGCATGTCGTCCGGCTGGTCAACGAACAGGCAGCCGGTGCCATAGACGCCGAGGCCAAGGTAGACCTGCTGGCTGTTGCCCACGAAGTTCGCCACCGGGCGATAGCGCAGGTTATAGAGTCGTTCGTTCAGTTCATCGAAGAACAGCCGCACTGCGCGGTTGCGCTTCAAGGTCTTGTCGGCGGGCACCAGCCGGTGCCAGTTCTGCGACTGCGGTGTGGCCAGCGACTCCATGACTGCGGAGAACCGCTGCGCGGCGATGCCGACCGTCGCGTCGTATTGCAGTTCGGTTTTCTTCTGTCCGCTCGCGCCGTGCGCGTTGTCCATGCCGTAGGACTGGAACGAGTTGCGGTGCGACGGCACGATCAGGGATGCCGCCTCCTCCCACTGCGCGTTCCAGTTGCCGCGGTCCTGCCGCAGCGAGTCGAGGCGCTGGATGTGGAATTGGGTCTTGTCGGTCACCGGCTGCTCCGGACGCGGACTTCGTTGTTCTGCCGCGGCGTCACGCTGCCGCGCAACTGCTCAAGGCGAAAGTATCCAGCGGCCAGCGGAGCCACACCTTCGCCCGGATTCTCCGCGGGAACTGCGGCGGACAGCTTGGCTATGCGTGCCGCCACCCGCTCGTTGTGCTTTTTCAACCCAGCAACTCTCGGGAGGCAAACCCCCGAAAACGAGGAGAGCGCACACTGCGATCTTCTTCCACCGGATCAGGTGTCGCCATCCGGTCCCGTTTTCGGGTAATGAATGTCGCCGCCCAGCTGCCGGACACGTCCGGCGCCGGCGCAGTAGTTTGCCGACCTTGCGTTGCGGCGCGATACCGCTCAGACCAATGCGTTCCGTTTGTCATCCCATCAGCTCCCTTGACGCTGCTCGTTTTTTGGAGGCTGTCAGGCCGCGCATACGCTGCTCCTCCTCGGCCAGCAGGCCGCCACCCGCAATGGTCGACGCCCGACCTCGGGCCTTGGAATCCGCCACCGCCGCGCGCTCGGCTTCCAGGCGCTGCGCTTCGGCCGCCGAATTGTCGGGGGCCACTGGCACCGGCTGCGGCGCAGGCATGCTGGGCTTGCTGAACAAACCGCTCATATCGAACTTCCTCCTACAACCAGATTACCATGTCACAAAAACCACCCTGTTTTTGTGACATGAACTGAAACAAAAGGCGCCCTGTTTTTGTTTCAAAATCAATCCACCCCCATCCAGTCGGACGTGCCCTCGACCTTCCGGGCCTGCGAGTGGCGCACGTCGTCACGCCGCGGCGGGTTGACCTCGAAGGTGCAGGCCAGCGCGTCCGCATCGTCCGGAGACGCCACGCCCCGTCGCTTCATCGCGTCCTTTGTCTCCAGGATTTTCTTGCTCTCCTCCCGCCCGCTCCATGTCCAGCCCCGGTCGGTCAACTGCTGAGACAGGGAACCCTTCTCGCCCCCGTCGTTCTCGATCATCCCGCCCGGCAGCCAGTCCCGCACCATCGACCAGAGTTCGATCGCGTGGGTCGCGTACTCGGTGCCCGGCCGGTGCGCGGAATCCCCGAACTTGACGACGTGCAACCGCCCGTGGGTTTTCTTGCGCTTGACGATGTCAATGACGCCGGTGCCCATGCCAAAGTCGATGCAGATCGCGTCGGGCCGATACTTCTGGTCGAGGTCAAGCACCTTCTGCGCGATTTGCACGTTGTCCAGCCCCAGCCAGTGTCCGTGCGTCGCCGTGCCGCAGCAGTCCCGTGCGTTGCGCCCCTGCCGGAATCGCCATGAGGTCTTGCCCCGCGGTGCCGGGTCGATGCCGAGGATCAGCGGCTCGCCGTAGTCCCGCACCAGATCGTTCTGCTGCGCCGCACGAACCGCGTCCCACGGAATAAACTGATCTTCGCTTGTCCGCGGCGCCAGCCCCATGATCTCGACCCGCACGAAGTCCGAGTCCTCGCCATACCGCTTGATCTGGTCCTCGACGATGGTCTGGTCCACACCCTCCATACCGCGGGTCGACAGGGTGCGCAGATCCCAGCCGTGGCCCATCTTCGGGTCGTTGAACAACTCGAAGAAGCGACCCTGGCGGGAACGCATTTGCGACGCGGCCATCCAGAACCGATAGGGGTTTTGCTCGGTGAAGAAGCCCTCGGACACGTCCCAGATTTCACCGGGGATGCCGGCGGCCTCGTCCATCTGCAGCAGGAGGCCGTAGGGGTTGTGGACACCCGCGAAGGCGTTGGGGTTGTCGGCGGACCAGGTCTGCCCTTGGCAGAACCAGTACTTCGGGTCGATGCCAAGGCCGCCCTCCTCGGGGAGCTTGCGCACCAGGTCCAGCAGCCAGCCCTCCGGCACAATCCGCATCGTCTCGAGCGCGAACCAGTGGCTGTTGATGGCCGCACCGAACCAAACGGCAAATTCTGGAAACGTGCGGGAGCGCAGCTGCCCTTCGGTGTTCGCGGTGACGATGGTGGTCGACCCGATGTGGGTGCTCATGTGCCAATGGGCGGCCATGCCGAACTTGGCGGACTTACCCGGACCGCGCCCTGAACTCCGGGCCTCGCGCCACATTTTTAACGGCATGCCGTTTTCGTGGCGGAAAACCTGTTCCTGGACGTGGTCGGTGAGCCGCAGGAAATCGTCCAGCTGCCAGCGCCTCGGGGCCTTGTAGTTCTCGAAGGCGGTGCCCGGCCGTTGCCAGGGGTAGGCGTAGTGGACGAACTGGTAGGGGTCATCGCGCAACGCCAGTATCTGCGCCATGATCTCCGCTTCGTGCTGGGGTGAACCTCTCATTGCGACTCTCGGTGCCGGCGCAGATAGCCTACCGCAAGCAGCAGCGCGGCTTCGCTATCTCGAAAAAAGCCCAAGCCCAAATTACAAGCACGGCACAGCACGCCTCGAACGCGGCCTGTGCGGTGGTCGTGATCCCCGTGCCAGCCTTTTTCGCCCGGGCTGTCCGCGCCACACACCGCGCAGCGCCCGCCTTGCTCGGCCAGCAGGCGATCCCTTTCCGCACGCGACAGGCCCGAGTGCCGGCTCACTCGCTTGGCTTTGGCGCGCAATCGTTGCGCGCGCACTTTGTCTGGATTTTCTTCGCGCCAGCGGCGCTGCGCTTCCCCACTCATGTAACCAGTCTACCATCCGCGCACCGCCAGCCTTACGGCTTGGCGGATGCGGACGGATGGCGGCAAAACCGGATGAAAGCGGATGCGGACGGATGCCTAGGTCAAGCCGCGCGCCCTTATGCTGTCCGCAGCCGCGAGAATCCACTGCCGGACTTCGTTCGTGGAAAAAGCGTTCTTGGCGACGTTTGCCATGTGGCTTGTCCATTGCAGGTTTGTGATGTCGTGATCCCCGCCCAGCGACACCGGCAGTTTGTGGTCTAGGTGCGGCGTCCCCTCTACCGGCAGCCCGGTAATAGCACAACACCCCTCCTGCTTTTTCCAGAGAGTAAGGAGTTGCTCCAGCGAGGGCCGCGGGCCAGCACTGCGCTTGCGCAAAGATTTCCGCGCCTGCCACACCCAGTAAAGATCCTTGTCGAGCCACGCCGGCGGTTTCGCCGTCTTGCGATGTTTTCGCTCGTAGTCCTTGCGGCAGTAGTAGCACTTTCCTTCCAACGTGCGTTTGTAGGGATGCCCGTGCTTGCAAGGCTCACCGACAGGGTGGGTGTTTCCGTGGACTTTTTGCGGGGTCATGCCTTATTGTAGCGCCCCCTAAACTTTTTGCGTAATTATTTTTTTATAATTTTTAAAACACGGTCGACGAGCACTACACCGAACAAACGCTCGCGGACGAAAACCCGACCCGTGCCGGGTGTGCGCCCCCGCCTCTGAAAAATCAAGGGATCGGCCGCGCACCAGGCTCTGCGCCCAGCAAAATCAAGGGGTTAGCGATTTGACATAATACACGTTATGCGCGTTGCACCGCAGCAACATGAATAGAATCAATGAGTTAGGCTGTGCGTGCGGCTTGGGTGCGGGCTGAATGTGCGTGCTGCAGTGCGATTGCGCGCCAGTCAGTAGAGGTCAGCGGCTTTGAGGATTTCAGCAGTCAAGGCTTGCTGCGTGTGTGCGCGGATGTTGTCGTCGCCGGTATTACTAAAGGATCCCTCAATGACTCTGCCCTGCTTTGCGGCCGCCAAACGCGCGTTAGCGTCCTGGATGATTTTGGTGAGGTCCACAGACTTCACGTTAATATCTGCCCTTGTGCGCTGGCCAAAGCGTTCGGGGTCGCGTTTCTCGGCAATCCATTGATAAGCCGCAATCTGCACACGCGCGGCCTTAGCGTCTTTGCCGGCATTCTCGGCAGCGTCTAAGGCTTTATCAAAAAAAGCCTCGGCACTTTCCTTTAACGCGTCATACCATTGCGCGCGGCGTTCGGGATCAAAGCTCCAGTATTGCCAGAGCTGGCCGCGGTTGATGCTGTAATGCTCGCAGGTGCGGTCCACACGCGCACCGTTGCGCACGCGCTCCAGAATGTCGGGCCAAGCCTCTGCGATGCGCTGGCGCGTTTCTGCGCCCATTGGAGTGCTCATGAGTCCAGATTACCACGACAGCGCGCGGCGCCCGGAACGACGCGCCACAATCAAACAGCGGCCAAGCCTCCGTTCGCTGGGTTTCCGCGGCTGTCCGGTTTGGGGAAGGACATTAGTCCTTTCCCCACCAATCCGGACACCTGACAGCCGCAGAATAAACCGTGCTATACTGTCTATTAGTAGTTTGAATCATCTATATAGACACTTGGATAAAGGATCGACATGCCCAACAAAATCGCTGTACCTGATCCGGATGCAAAGCTTGGCGAATACGTGCCAGGACTGGCGTTATATTTGCTGGATGCACGCGAAGAATATCCTCTGTACAGAGACGTAAAACTGATTGCAGCCACGCCTTGTCTGCTGGGGCGGCGCACTGCGCGACTGTCGTGGATTGTCCACGAACAGCGGTTCAAAAGAGGTGGCGCGGCTTGGGCACTCTCGCAGGATAACCCGGCCCTTATGGCGTGGTGCGCGGAGCAATGCGCCGAGTTTTTGACGCTGGAATACCTGCAGGAAATGTACGACTATACGGAACAAGATATAGCACGTTTGGTTGAAACAGAGACGGCCAAATACCGCAAGAAATAATAAATCCTAAGTCATTGATTAAAGGGCGTTTCGGCGCCCTTAATTATTTAAGCCGTAAATAATTAAACAAATCGCTTGACATCATCCAAACTGTTATAGCATTATCCGAATCAGCAGCACTTGTACAACCCACTGAATGGAGACTTGAGAATGAACGCTACCCACTGCAAATCCGGTAAATGCTATCAAGTAACGGCGCTGCGCAAACCTGAATATCTTGCCGTTGGCGAGGTTTACCGCGCCACTGGCGGCGGCGACGCGTTAGGCATGCACCGCGTCGCTGACGGCGCTGGCACGTACCTGCGCCGTTGGGATCAAACCTTTGTTGATGTTGTTGAGGTGCAATCGTGACCCTTATCCTGATCGCCTGCACTATCACTGGTTGGTTTCTGGCCCAGCCTATAATTCACACGCTGCGGAGGATTTGAGCATGTATTTCATCATTCGAGACTTACATAAGTTTGTCGAGGAAGATTCTTGGCAGGACGGCTGTCTGCCGGAAACCGGCCGCGCGTATTCGATTGGCGTCAGTTTCGAGGGCGCCACACCGGCCGAAGTAATCCGTAAGGCTTGCGAGTTTGTCGGCTGCGGTCCGGACGATATCGAGCGTGATGCGTGCGAGGAGACCGGCAGGGTTGATTTTTGCATCACTGAAAACGCCGACGGTCAACCCTTGACCGAATCCGAGTGCGAATCGTGGAAAGCCGGACAAAGCAAGGCGTATTGTGCGGTCTATTCCGGCTTCGTTGAATCCGTCGAGCGCGTAAGGCTTACCAAATGACGCCCCTAACCAAACCCATCAAACGCAAGGCCGTCGGCAGGCACCGCGGCAGAGGCTTTGCCGTGATCCTCGAACCGGGCGACGTTATCGGCTTCAGGGTTGAGCGAAGCCGCACCGTGTTTTATACGACACTGGCGGCCTGCTTCGATATGGCAGTACGGCAACACGTGGCCGCCGAAAAGGCCGCGAAACGTAAACAGAAAGGAAAATGAGACATGACCAAGAAAGAGGCAATGCGCCGCACCATGCAGGACGACACTCTGCGCGCCCTGGGCTTCACTCAACAAGAGGCCGAGCAGCTGCGCCGCATCAGCATGACGCTGCGACGCTGGCACGAGCTGGAATGCGGGGTCGATGGCGGCTGCGTCGAGCGGGACGAAAAAACCGGCAAAACCTACTGGCGCAGCGCGCACACCGGCAATCTCTGGCCGTATGCGGACCGCGAAACCGGCGCGCTGAAACGGTTGGCGGCGGTTGTTGAGCGGCGCAATTCGCACGGGGATGTTGTCGAGCGCAATAATGGCGGCTGCCCAATAGTGGCACGCGCGCCGCTTTCCACCTACATCCAAACGGATCCCCGCGGCGCCGCACTCTACATCATTCGCCCTGGTGACGTGCCGGAAGGAGCGGACGTTTCCGCGTATTACAACCGCGGCATTTGTGTTTATTGACCCTGCAGCCTCACGCCCCTGCGCACAGCGGGGGTGTCGGGATGCAATGTTGCATCATTTGAACATGGGAGTTTTGATGATGGAAACCGTTAAAGTCTGGAGCATCACCAGCTACCGCACCAAACGCATAAAGCCGCACGCTGGCCTCGTTACCTGCGGTACATGCGGCCGAACATGGGACGACACAATCAGCACGCAATGGACCCCGGCCCCCGCTGGTCGATGCCCTTTCGAGTACCGCCGCGGGCACGGCCACGGCAAATGACAGCCACGGACCGCATAGGCGAAGTCATCGCGGCCGCGTGCATCATGGCGCTGCCTTACATCCTGGCCTTTGTTGGCCTGGCATTGGGTTATTAACTTTCGAGAGGATATGAAAATGAACGCGTACATCTCTGAAACCATCGACACGAACGAACTTATTCACTATCACGCGGACAAAACGCACCCGTTGTTCATTCAGCGAATCGAAGAATTGCAGGATGAAGCGGCCGAAAAAGAAAAACTTGACGAAACCATCGGCGGCATGTATTCCGCTTTGGAGGCTGCAGAAAAAGCCGCGGACGAGCTGGCCGCAATTCTGGATTATGCCGCCGACGGATCCGGATATCATCACGGCACAGATTACTTTGAATCCCTGCGCGCCAGCAAAAAGAAAGACCGCGAGGACTGCCTGGCGGAGTTTATCGAAGATCTGCGCGACAAACTGGGCGCCATTTACGCCCAGCTGCAGCAGGGTAAAGATCAGTGACCGTCCTGGATCTTCTCCCGGCCACTGCCCCGGAGCTGGCCGCCGAGCTGGGTATAACGGTGCGCCTGGCCAATGCGCGATTGCAGTACTACGCGCAAAAAGGCCGGGCGCGCCGAACGGACCGCGAAGTGCCAAGCGGTAATCGCGGACGACGGCCGCACCTATGGGAGCGCGTGCCGCATTGAAAACCCTGCCCGAAACCTGGCCTTTCCCGCCGGCGGTAATCGCGCCCGAACGCAAGCCGACTCAGGGTAATGGGCCTGCGCAACCGAAGATCCACAAGAAATGCCCGCCCGGTAATCGCGCGCCATCGCCCTCGAACTTCGAGGCGCCTTTCTGATCCTAGTAACAGCGTGAAAGTCAACCGGAGATAAAAATGGACACATGGACTATGTAAAAATGCGGGTGCGGCGATAAAGCGTGCCGCTCGTACCGAATCAGCTCGCAAGACTCTGTTGGTTTTAAGGAGGAGGACGCACGCCTTGTGGTTGCGGCGCCGGATTTACTCAACGCCTTAGAGAGCACGCGCGGTTGGTGGTCAAGGAACGCCCCGTCGGATGTTTACGCGGTGTTTGATAAGGCTATCGCAAAGGCCAGAGAGGGGCGCTGATGGGCAGAGACTTACTTGGCGTGGCGCTGTTTATTATGCTGCTGACTTCGGCGATAATGTTGTTGGCTTTTGTGGCTGGCCTGTTTTTGACTTTCTGATCCTTATGCGCGATACCGTACAGAACCCCCGGTAATGGGCCTGCATGATTGGCCCGTCGCAATGTTGCGATACTTACTGGAGAGTCAAATGAGCACCCTTAAAAACAACGCCCTGGCCAACGCGTTTGCGGTAATCGCGGCTGACAGCCAAGCCATCGAGTCCAAAGCCGATGGCGTCCTGTCCATTGTCCGTATGACTGGCATCAAGGACGAGAAGCAATTCAGCGAAGCGGTGAAAGCGGCCTACCTGGAAAACGGCTGGAACGCCACCCGCGGCAAGCCGGTCACGGGCAGCAAAGCGGAACCCGTGCCGGTGACGGTCAAGCAATACGTCTCTGGCATCCGGGCTGCGTTCCGGCTGGGGCTGAACGTCGGCAAGGCGGCATCCTTTACCGCACTGCGCAAGCAAATCAAGACCGCCCGAGCGGCCAAGCGGACCGTGGAGAAGCCCGAGGACGCCAGGGTTATGGGCCTGCGCCTGGTCCAGCCGTCCGTGCTGACCGGGGCGCCGTTCCATGACCTGCTGGTGACCTATCACCAGCTCGACGCCAAGCGTCAGGGGCTGCTGGTGGGGTCGGTAGGGCGCCTGCTGCGGGACTACAAGGTCGACGTGCCGCTGCTCAAAGCCGCGTAATCGTTTCAGCGGTAAACCTTTCGGGGGGGCGCCTTCGGGTGCCCTTTTTATTTTTGCTTGACAGGCTGTTTTTGCAGGAATACAGTCCGGTTATCGCAACCAAAAACGAAAGGGAAAATGCGATGGACCGATACGATCTGCTGGCTGAATTTCTGCACGACATGGGGCGGGGCATCCTTTGGGGCCTCGCCATTTTGTTGTCCGGCATCGCGCTGGGCCTGCTGGCCAGCCTGACGCCGGCGGCGGACTGGGCGGCTGCGCTGGCCGACCAGTTCGTGTGGTTGGTGGAGTTCGTGCTGTGACCCCAGTCGCCCTGCAGGAACGCTCCTGCCACCTGAAACGGCGCTACTTCACCGAGGTCGACGCGCTGGTGATGGCTGGCAAACGCCAGGTCTACGGGGCGCCGAAGCTGCGGGCCTACCGGTGTCAGTTCTGCAGCGGCTGGCATCTGACCAAGAAAATCGACAAGGGAGCGTAAAACGTGGGCATGAAGAACAACGACCGTTTTCTGGCCAGCAGCAAGAAACCCGCCACCGTGGTTTTTGACAAGGGCCGGCGGGGCAACCCCCTGGCGGGCTGCGATTGCGTGCAGTGCTTCGGTTACTGCATGATTAACGGTGATGAAGCGGCCAGGGTGCGCTTCGCGCACTCGACCGTGCCAACTGACAAGGAGATACTGAAATGAGCGCGACGCCGAGGACGGATGAATTTGTCGGGAAAGTGTGGGACGCTGAACGGCTTAAACATCCTGTTCGTGAATATAACGACTTGGCCGACTTTGCCCGCCAGCTAGAGCGCGCTCTTGAGAAAGCCGATCGCCGTGCTGCGGAGTTGGAGAGGGATGCGCGGAGGTATCGGTGGTTGCGGAACCAGATAGAGAAAGGCCCGTTGTGTATTTTTGAGTGCAACGATTTTGATGTGGCATCGTGGAGCGGTGATGATCCTGACGCCGCCATCGACGCCGCCCTCGAATCCGAGAAGGGAGAAAGCCATGAGTGAGCGCGAGGAACTGGTGAAGCTGACGGTGCAGCAGATTGAGGCGGATGCGCGGCGGTATCGGTGGCTTGCCGGAAACGCCCCACAGCATTCCTCCCGTTGGCAAAGATGGAAGCTAGAATTTTGGAGCGGTTTTCATGGCGGTTGGCAGCCGCTCACTGACACCGAACTTGACGCAGCTATCGACGCCGCCATTGCGCGGGAGGGAGGGGAAGATGAGTGATGTTGAGCGGGCAGAAAAGATGCGAGTTTTAAACATTCAGCGGTGCGCCGAGGCTATGCAGTTGCTTTACCAAACTTACATCATCGACGCGCAAGCAGCATCGTTTCGCGGAACAGCAATAACGGCGATAAACGAACTTATTTTACGGCTTGGCGGCGAGGATACCGCGCAAAAGATTGAGGCCGCGCCGTGGTCAGCCAGAATGCGAGCGTCCGGAGAGCAGGATTTGATTGACTTGGAAAAGTCTGTAAGAAAAGACGTGGGCCACGAATGAAGCAAATACGGATCGCCGCATCCCCGATTAATGGCGATGTTTTTGCGGGGCATTTGTCGAAGTGCGGAACTTATTGGCTGTCGAACAAACGCGATGTTACCGGAGAGGCATGCGCTGCAGTAGCGATGCATGTGATTGGTAAGGGCGGGGAAGTTGTTGTCACCGCTAACGGGAAGCCTAAATACGAAATAACGGTTAAGGAATTATGATCGCCTGCGCTGAATGGCTTGGCCGCAGCAGCGATACTTGCACTCGCGGGAAATTTTGTGTTTGTAAAAATCTGGCTATGCGTGAAGTCGATTGCAACGATGATGATTCCCAGAGGGAATCGCAGCGCACGTTGATGCCCCCCGGATACGAGTAACCGGGTTAACAAGGAGAAAGCAATGGATGAACTGGTAAAGCGGTTGCGGTCACTCAAGGTTCTGCTTGGCACAGACTCGCCAGAGGTTCGCGGATGGTCGTCAGCCGTTCAGCAAGCGGCACAAAAAACGGTGAACGACGCCATTGCCGCCCTTTCCGCGCAGCCGCAGCAGGAGCCGGTGGCGCGAGTAAAACGTAACTCCGGGTGCGGCGGGCGAGAATTCATTGGTGAGTCACTGGAATTCAGAGATTTGCCGGTCGGCACCAAACTCTACACCGCCCCGCCGTCAGGAGTGCGGGAGGGGATTGCGTTGCAGGAGTTGCAAAATATCGTTAATGCTAAACGGTTCGACGTTGATAAGTTTGACGATGACACCGATTTTGCAGACTGGGCACAATCACGAGCGCGTCATGCCATCACCCGCGCAGCCGAGCAGGTCAATGCAGGGGGGCAGGAATCCGGTAAGCCCGTGAAGGCCGCTGATAACCCGGCGACTGGAGGCATCCGCAGCCCTGCCCCCTCTGCACCCCTCACCGCGCAGCCCGCAGCGGAGCCGGTGGCGTGGATGCACTATCACAAGGGTGGCGGCTATTGTCCGCTACTCTACGATTGGGCAAATCCTCGGCTTGGCGACACTGTGCGTCCGATGTATTTCCGTGATGATAAGCCGGCCTATGCTTGCACACATCCCGGCGACGCTGCCCCCGTTGCCGACAGAAAGGAAGGCGTGAGATGAGCAATGTGACCTCAATGCCAATCTTCAAGAAAGGCTCAACAGCAGCAGAGTTTTTCTATGAAATGCACCTGTATGCGCTGGAAAAACCGCAGCGTTTTAGGAAGATGGCAATAGTGTTTGAAGAAGAACTGCCTAACAAATGCACTTTGGTTAGGCAGCTTTCGAACTTTTGCACAACCAGCGAGTTGATCGGATTACTTGAACTAGGCAAGCATCGTGTTATTCAGGAGACTGAAAAATGACCGCCCCGAAGCCCGAAGCGCCGACGCTTCCTGACTGGAAAAATGCCCGATCCATCGATCAGCCGCATTTTGCTTTCTGGATGAGCGCACTCACCAGCGAAGGACTCCACGCAAAGGCTGACATTGCCCGACTACTGGCGATGCTCACTCAAGAACTGGCAGAAAAGAATGAACGCCTCCTCGTCAACCACGCCGACGCGCTGGCGGGACTGGTGCGGGCTGTTGCTGAGTATGAAGCGGAGTGCGCTAATCCCGGCGTTGACCTGATGTATCGCGCCAATCGCCGCAAGAACATGTTCGACAAACTCGCCGTCCTCAACGGAGCGGAGAAATGACCAGCAAAGCCGAGGAACTGTGGGAGAAATACGCCATTGATGAAATGATTGACCGTGCGCCATTCCTCGCCGCCCTCCGCGAGTACGGCGCAGAGGTCAGGAAAAAGGATGCGGAGATAGCGCGTGAGTTACATACCGGAGAGCAAGACGACATCACGCGAGACGCAAAACACAAAAGCGCCGCCGCCATCGAGCGGGAGGAGTTGCCGTGATTATCGGAATCGACCCCGGACTGTCCGGCGCCGTGTGTCTGTTGGACGGCGAGCGCCTGGAGGTGTTCGACCTGCCGACGACCGAGCGTGTGGTTAACGGCAAGACCAAACGGCAGCTGGACCTGCACAGCCTGGCGAACGATCTGCGCTGCTGCCCGCTGGCCCGGATCCGCTTCGTGCTGATCGAGCAGGTATCTGCCATGCCGGGCCAAGGCGTGACCAGCAGCTTCAACTTCGGCTTCACGGCCGGCGCCATACAGGGCGTGGCTGCGGCGTTGGGGTTCCCGCTGCGCACCGTCCACCCGCAGGTCTGGAAGCGCAAGTTCGGCCTCCTGGGGCAACCCAAGGACGCCAGCCGGGCGGAAGCCAGCCGCAGGTTCCCGGCCTACGCCGACCAGTGGCCGCTCAAGAAGCACGACGGTCGGGCGGAAGCGGCCCTTATTGCGCTTTTTGGTTCTATGACGGATAATTAGCCATGATGATCCAACTGTGCGTAGCTCAGTCTGGTCAGAGTTCTCGGTTTGGAACCGAGGGGTCGTAGGTTCGAATCCTACCGCACAGACCATTTTAGTGAGGCAAAAATGAACGTAATCAAAATTGACGGCGGGCTGCCAATCAAAGCGTGGACCGACGGCGTGCCTGTGGAAGATGCGGCCTTGAAACAACTGCACAACCTGTCGCGGATGCCGTTCGCTTACTCACACATTGCGGTGATGCCCGACGTTCACTGGGGAATGGGCGCGACGGTAGGGAGCGTCATCGCCACGAAAGGCGCGATTATCCCGGCTGCGGTTGGGGTGGACATCGGTTGCGGAATGATGGCGGTGCGCACGAGCCTGCGCGCTTCCGATCTTCCCGACAACCTGCACGGTGTGCGCAGCGCGATCGAGGTCGCGGTCCCGCACGGCCGCACCGACAACGGTGGGATCAACGATCGCGGCGCGTGGGGGCACGACAATTTTGGCCCGTGGTATGGCGCGTTGACGAAGATCGCCGCCAAGCACCCGAAGCTCGAACGCGCCGCGCAGCGAGCGCCCCGCCACATCGGCACGCTCGGCACCGGAAACCACTTCATCGAGTTGTGCCTCGACGAGTCGCAAGACGTGTGGATCATGCTGCACTCAGGCAGCCGTGGCATCGGTAACGCGATCGGCAGCTACTTCATCGAGAAGGCCAAGGAGGACATGCGCCGTTGGTTCATCAACCTGCCGGATATCGACCTTGCCTACCTGCCGCAGGGTTCCGAGAACTTCGGCGACTACGTAGAAGCCGTGCATTGGGCGCAGGGGTACGCCCTGGCGAACCGCGAGGCGATGATGGACGCCACGCTCAACGCGCTGCGCGTGGCGCTCGACCGCGAGATTGAACCGTTCGAGGAAGCCGTCAACTGCCACCACAACTACGTGTCGTGGGAGCGCCACTTCGGCGAGAACGTCATGGTGACGCGCAAGGGCGCCGTGCGGGCCGGTGAAGGTGATCTCGGCATCATCCCCGGCAGCATGGGGGCCAAGTCCTTTATCGTCCGCGGCAAAGGCAACCGAGACAGCTTTTGTTCCTGCTCCCACGGCGCCGGTCGGGCGATGTCTCGCGGCGAAGCCAAACGGCGATTCACCTTGGCCGATCACGAGGCGGCGACGGTTGGGGTTGAATGCCGTAAGGATGCAGAGGTCATCGACGAAACGCCAGCCGCTTACAAGCCAATCGACGCTGTCATGGCTGCGCAGTCCGATCTGGTTGAGGTTGTTCACACGTTAAAGCAAGTTGTGTGCGTAAAAGGCTGACATGCTCCACTACTGCCCGAAGTGCCCCGTCAAGAAGCTGCTGGTGTGGCAGCAAAGCAAGCTCCGCTACTACTGCCCGAACTGCCATCGGAATTTCACGTTGCGCGAAGTCGTGCTGGTCAAAGGAGGGAAGGAATGACCAATGATTTCGTTCTGATTCTGGTGGGCTACGGAGTAATGATGATGGGGTTGCCCAAGCCTGTGCGTTTCTTCTGCGGTTTGATCCTCATGTTGGTCGCTGCGCTGGCGGCTTGGATAAAAGCATGAACGATCCAGTCAACCATCCGAAGCACTATACGTCGCACCCGAGCGGTATCGAGTGCATCCAGGTCACCGAGCACATGGGCTTCAACCTCGGCAACGCGTTCAAGTACATCTGGCGCGCGGACCTGAAACACGACGCCATCGAGGACTTGAAGAAAGCCGCGTGGTATCTGCAGCGCGAGATTGCCAAGCGCGAGGCGGCTAAGTGACCCTCCTGCTCATTCTCGGCTTGGCCGCGGCTGCGGTGCAGGTTATGTGCGCGCACAACGAGCACTACGGCGCGGCCTCGGGATGGGGTGCGGTCCAGATGGTGCTGCTCTGGGTTTTCTTTTTGGTGAAGGAGATCGGATGAACTACATCCTCCTGCTGTTCCTGACCGGGCAGCCCGTGCAGCAGGTCGGGCCGTTCGACAACGTCTTCGCTTGCGAAAAAGCCGCGGAGCAGGCCAAGCTGGCCAGCGCCCGAGCGGTTTCAGCTAGGGCAGGCGTGGCGTGCGTGAATTTGAAGGCCAAGCCGCACCACTGGAACGGGAAGCCGGTGCCGAAATGAGCGCCGCCAAAGAGTTGATACGCCAGTACGAACGGGAGCGCAAAGCAGAGTGGCGCGCAGTCAGCAAGGACTCCACCAAAGGCAACGTGCCTATGAACCCGGTGATCGACTTGGGCATCAAGGTGCCGAAGAACGGGTTGAAAATTGCGGTGATTCCTGACGTGCAGGCCATGCCCGGCGTCGATCTGAGGCACCTGACTTGGTGTGGCAAGTATCTGGCTGACAAACGCCCGGACGTGATCGTCTGTATCGGTGACTTTGGCGACTTTCCGAGCTTGTCCCAGTTCGGCCGCGGCAAGCTGGAGTTTGAGGGTCGGCGCTACAAGAAAGACCTGTCCGCTTTCCACGAAGCAATGGGCCTGCTGCTGACCCCGATCCACAAGGCGCAGGGCTACAACCCGTACTTGATATTCACCCACGGCAACCACGAAAGCCACATCGAGCGCGCAGCCAACGAGGATCCCCGTCTGGAAGGTCTGCTGTCCTTGGGCGACCTGCGCCTGGCCGAGTATGGCTGGCAGGCGTTCCCGTTCTTGCAGCCGGTGGCCATCGGTGGCGTGGCGTTCTGCCACTACTTCCCCAGCGGCGTGATGGGGCGGCCGATCACCACGGCGGCGGAACTGCTGCGCAAGCTCCACATGAGCGCCTTTGCCGGCCATCAGCAGGGCAGAGACATCGCCTTCGGGCGCCGTGCCGATGGCGGGCACATGACAGCTATCATCAGCGGGTCGTTTTATCAGCACGCCTACGCTTACCTCAGTCCATTCACGAACGCCCACTGGCGAGGCATGTATTTCCTGCACGAAGTCAAAGACGGGCACTTTGACGAGATGGCTTTGAGCATCAACTTTTTGCAGCGGAGGTACGGGTGACCGACCACGACACCCGCGTTCTGGCGGCGACGTTCGCGGCCAGGGTGCAGTTGGCCAAACTGCCGGTGCATGAGGCGATTCAGCAGGCCGAGACGGAATGGCAAAAGACGCAAGCCTGGGTGCGATCCGAGAGCCGCAAGGAAGGGTCGTTCCTGTGGTTTTGCGATGAATTTGAACTGGACCCCGGCGCTGTCCGGCGGGCGATACAGGAGCGGGCGTGAATGATTTGTCCGGATGAAATAGAAACCATAAAGACAGTGCAGGCGGCAGGGCTTTCAATACATGCGGAGCTTCAAACCAGCCTTACCATAGCGGTTGTGCGCTGGCTTCAAAGGGAAAAGCTAGACGTGATGGCGTTGACAGAGCACGACATCATCGCCAGAACAAAAGCAAGCTGGGGGAAAGGCGCTCTGCGGTGCTAACTCCCCGCCCATACCAAACAGAAGGCCGCGACTTCCTCGCCAGCCGCCGGCACGCTCTGCTCGCAGACGAGATGCGCGTAGGAAAGTCGTGTCAAGCCATCATGGCCGCCGACAAGCTGCAGCTGGAGAACGTGCTGGTCGTGTGCCCTGCCATCGCCGTGCCGCACTGGCACCGGGAGTTTACTCGCTGGAGCGAGGACCGCATCGGCCCCTTTGTGATGTCCTACGATCGCCTGCGCCGGGACTGGGACTTCATCAGTAAGCGGCAGACCTTCGACCTGGCCATCGTCGACGAGTGCCACTTTGCCGTAAACCCCGAAGCACAGCGCACTCAAATTATCTACGGCAAGAACGGGTTGGGCTGGATCAGCGACCGCATGTGGGTGTTGTCCGGCACGCCTGCGAAAAAGCACGCAGCCGAACTCTGGCCCATGCTCCGCGCCTTCGGCGTGGTCAAGATGACCTACGAGGAGTTCGTCAATCACTACTGCGTGATTAACCGTTTTACCGAGCGGATAACCGGCACCAAACCGGACAAAATACCGGAAGTGCGCGCCCTCTTGGCGCAGGTCATGCTGCGCCGCACCCGCAAGGAAGTGGCACCCGAGATGCCCGGCATCGACTTCCAGTTCCTCGAAGTGGAACCGGACATTAAAGCGGACATTCAACTGCCGCCCGGCCTGTCCGAAGCCGAGCTGGCCGACTGGCTGGACGCCAACCCGTCCGTCGACCGCGAGGACCGTATTGCTGTGGCGCAGGCCAAGGTTCTGCCACTGGCCAAGCAGATCGACTTCGCCATCCAGAACGAACTCCTGAAGCAGACCGTGGTGTTCGGCTGGCACACCGAGCCGCTGGAGCACCAGGCCCGCCTGCTGAACGAGTGCGGAATCCGCACCGAACTCCTGACCGGCAAGACCACGCCGCGCCAGCGGGAGGTCATTCAAAATAATTTCAGAAACGGCTTGACGAAGGTAGTCGTCGGGAATATTCTTGCGGCTGGCACTGCGATTGATCTGTCATCCGCGAGCCACGGCTTTTTCCTTGAACTCGACTGGTTATCTGTCAACAATGTGCAAGCAGCCAACCGGCTTGTGAGCCTTGAAAAGAAAGAGCCAGTGACTTACGACGTGGTGACGTGGCCGGGCAGCGCAGACGACAAAGTGCAACGAGTATTGATGCGGCGAGTCCGCGAACTCTCACAACTCTACTGAGGACAACATGATCCAAGTCACATTCAACTTCAAGACCATCGAGGAAGCCGTCGCCACCCTGGGCACGTTGCTGCAGCGTGGCGCCCCGGTGCCGAACGTGGACAAGCCTGCTGCCGACCCTTTCGGCAAGAGCAGCAACCGTAAACCGAGGGCCGACGCTGGCAAGAAGCGTGGCTCCTACAAGAACCCAGAGGCCAGCGCGACGCCAAACGGCGAGAAAACTGGCGACAGTTCAACCGCAGTAACGGATCCGGGCAAGGCAGCGGAGCAGGCCGCCAACCCGACATCGACGCCTGCAGACGCGCCCAAGGGGGTCAAAGCCCCTGCGACGAATGCCTCTGGCCCCGAAACCGCAGCACCGGCACCGGAGGCCAATGCGTCGAGCGCGACGGCGCAGACTCCGGAGCCGGACGCTGCGGCCCCTGACGAGAAGGCCGTGCAGGCCGCACTGGACAAGGTGTTCGCGGCCAAGGGCTTGAAGCCGACGATGGCACTGCTGGCCGAGTTCGGCGTGGCCAAGGGGCGCGACCTGAAGCCGGAGCAGCGCGCGGCGTTTGTTCAGAAAGCCGAGGAGGCCGCCAATGGCTGATTGCTTTTACTCACTGCATACTCTCTTAATTGGGGAAGGACTGACAGCGCCGCGCGAGCCGTGCTTTTGCTGCCTTTGCCTTCTGGCCAATGAGGAAAACCAATGACCGGTCACGCTCGCCTGTCCGCCAGCGCGGCGCACCGCTGGATGCACTGCCCCGGCAGCATCAAACTGTCCGAGGGCTTGCCGAACCCGCCCACGATTCACTCGGCCACCGGAACCTGCGCGCACGACATCGCAGCCAAGTGCCTGACGGACAACGTGATGCCTGCGGACTTCCTCGACCATAAGTTCACGGTCGATGGCTTCGAGATCATCTGCGATCAGGAAATGGTTGATGCCATAAACCTTTACCTGTCCGAGATCGAGTCCGATGCGCAGCCGGGCGACGAGTCCTGGGTCGAGATGCCGCTGCTGAAAGCCCTGCAGGAACTCGACCCGGACTTCGGCGGCACGGCGGACTACGTGCGCTACCGCCCGAGCACCAAGCATCTGCGCGTGACGGACTACAAGTACGGCAAGGGCACCTACGTCAAGGTGGAGGACAATGAGCAGTTGATGAAGTATGCGGTCGGTGCTCTGCTGGAAGTCGACCGACCCGTGGAGGAAGTCGAGGTCGTGATTGTCCAGCCGCGCTTTGATAAGGCGGCCAAGGTGCGCCCGTGGAAGTTCCGGGCCGTGGATCTGCTGGACTTCGTGGCCGACCTGCAGGCCGCGGCCAAGCTGACCCGCACGGACAACGCGCCGCTCAAGACTGGTAATTGGTGCAAGTTCTGCCCGGCAGCGCGGCTGCCCTGCCCGCAGCGGGTCAAGGAAGGCAAGCACAAACCCAAGATCAGCATTGAAGATTTCGACGTGATAGACGGCACGCCGACTGCGCAGTAACTTCGACCGTCATAAGCTAAGGAACCCAAGACCATGTCCTATCGCATCGAGAACGTCCGCTTCAATTACACCAACTCCCTGTTCACCGCGCAGAAACCAAAGACCGGCGAAGGCAAGGAGAAGTTCTCTGTCGTCGCGCTGTTCCCCAAGGACCACCCCCAGGTCGCGGCCATCAAGGCCGAGATGCTGAAAGTGGCCGACGCCAAGTGGCCGGGCAAAGGCGCGGAAGTCCTGAAACAACTGGCTGCTGGCGACCGCCTGTGCCTGCACGACGGCGATGCCAAGGCTGACAAGCCGGGCTACGAAGGCAATCTGTTCATCAACGCCAGCAACGAGCTGCGCCCGCTGGTCGTTGGCCCGCAGCGCGAACCGTTGGTGGCCGCTGACGGGAAGCCCTACTCCGGCAGCTACGGCAACATCATTGTCGAGTTCTGGGCACAGGACAATCAGTTCGGCAAGCGCATCAACGCGAGCCTGCTTGGCGTCCAGCACATCAAGGACGGCGAGCGCCTGTCCGGTGGCGGCGTCGCCGCAGCGGACGACTTCGACGCCATCCCGGTGCCGCAGGCCGAGAAAGCCGCCGCGGGCCAAGGCGCAGCCGGCCTGTTCTGATCGACAACCTGGAACGGAGAACCCCGCTTCGGCGGGGTTTTCTTGCCTCGATGAAAATGTGCAAACGCTGCGAAGCCCGCAAGGATGATGACAAGTTCCACCGGCTGCTGGTCAACGGACGCTTCTACCGGCAGACCTACTGCAAGCTGTGCCAGCGCGTGCTGAGCCGGGAACGATACAGGAAAGGGAAGGCGTGACCAAAGTCTGCCACCTTGACTGGGAAAGCCGCAGCGTCTTGGACTTGCGTGAAGTCGGCCTTTACAACTACAGCCGCCACGCGAGCACCGACATCTGGTGTGGTGCTTACGCCTTTGACGACGAGGAACCTGAGTTGTGGACACCAGCGCGGCCGTGCCCGCCGCGTATTGCGCAGCACGTCGCCGCTGGCGGGCAGGTGCTGGCGTGGAATGCGCCGTTTGAGTTGGCGCTGTGGAATCAGATAGCCGCACCCCGTTATGGGTGGCCGGCGCTGCCGGCAGAACAAGCGGTGTGTGTGATGGCGCAAGGTTACGCGATGGGCCTGCCCGGCAGCCTTGAAGATGCCGCCCTCGCAATGGGCATCGACATGAAGAAGGACACCGAGGGCAGGGCGCTGATGCTCCGGATGTGCCGGCCGCGCAGCACGAAGGGCGGCGAGATCGTATGGTGGGACGACGATGACAAACTGGCCCGGCTCTATGAGTACTGCAAGCAGGACGTGCGGGTCGAGCGGGAACTGCACAAACGCCTGATGCCGCTATCAGACCGCGAGCGCCAGGTTTGGCTCATGGACTACAGGATCAACCAACGCGGAGTCCAGGTCGATCTGCCGAGCGCGAACGCGGCAATCAAACTGGCCGACGCCATGAAGGTGCGCTATGACAACGAGCTTGCTGAAATCACAAACGGGGCCGCGACTTCGGTCACGGCGCTTGCTCCGCTCAAGGAGTGGCTCAACGAACAAGGCTGCCACCAAGCACTCGCTGGCTTGGCTAAAGCGGACGTATCGGAACTCCTTGCCAACCCTGATGTGGGTGGACCGGCCCGCGCCGCGCTCACGGTAAGGCAAGAGGCCGGCAAGGCCAGCAACGCCAAGTTCAACGTGATGGCGTTACAGGCTGGCGAGGATGGCCGTCTGCACAATTTGGTGCAGTATCACGGCGCCGCCACCGGGCGCTGGGCGGGCAGGGCGGTGCAGGTTCACAACCTGCCCCGCAACATGCCGGACGCCGATGTGGTCGAGCGCGTTCTGGAACTGGTCAGGAACGGAGAACACGATGCGATCGACGCTATTTTTGGCCCGCCCCTCACGATGGTGTCGAGCTGTCTGCGTAGTTTTTTCACCGCAGCCAAGGGCAAGAGACTGGTTGCGGGTGACTTCTCCAACGTGGAAGGCCGCGGCCAAGCATGGTTTGCTGGTGAGGAATGGAAACTTCAAGCGTTCGTGGCTGCGGACGCGAAGGCCGGCCCTGGGCTTTATGAACTGGCGTATTCTCGAATGTTCGGCGTCCCGGTTGAAAGCGTCAAGAATCCGTCAGAGGAACGACAGGTCGGCAAGGTGGCGGAGCTGGCGTTCGGATACCAAGGGGGTCGAGGCAGCTTTCACGTCATGGGCAAGGCGTACGGTGTGACGGTGTCGGACGCCAAGGCCGACGAGTTCAAGGACGCCTGGCGCGCAGCGCACCCCCGGATCGTGCGGACGTGGTACGACATCCAGGGCGCCGCCATCCGGGCCGTGGAAAACCCCGGCAACGTCTACGAGTGCGGCCATCCCGGCAGGCAGGCCAAGTTCCGCAAGGTCGGGAGTTTCCTCTGGTGCCTGTTGCCATCGGGCCGTGCCATCTGCTATCCTTATGCGAAGATCCTTCAAGGCGAGTTCGGGCCGCAGTTGACCTACATGACCTCGCCATCCCCGGACGACCGCCGAAAGGGCAAGATCATTTACGACCCGCTGAACAGCAGCAACTGGGCGCGCGTCTCCACCTACGGCGGCAGCCTGTTCAACAACATCGTGCAGGGTATGTGCCGGGACATCCTGGCCGAGACGATGCTCAAGATGGAAGCCGCTGGCCTGCCGGTCGTGCTGCACGTCCACGACGAAGCGGTGGGTGAAGTCGACCAAGCCATTGCCGAGGAGAAGCGACTGGTGATGCAGCAGATGATGCGCACCCCGCCCGCGTGGGCCAAGGGGTTCCCGTTGTGGGCGGACTGTTCAGTGATGGTGCGGTATGGCAAAGGCTGACGCAGCTCTCGCGCTGGCGAAGCGCGGATTCAAGGTTTTCCCCATTGCCCCGAACGCCAAGTTTCCGCCGCTCTGGGAAGGCTGGCCGCAACGCGCCACAACCGACATCGCTGCGCTGCAGAACTGGCCGCAAGACGCCAACATTGGCGTGCATTGCGAAGGCATGCTTGTTCTTGACGTGGACGCCCGCAAGGGCGGCGACGAGAGCCTAGCTTACCTGCAGGCTGTCTACGGCCTGCCGGAAACCTTGACGACGATCACACCTTCAAATGGCCGACACCTGTTCTTGCGTTTAGCCGAAGGGCATCCCGGCGTGCCGAACAGCGTGGAGCGTATAGCCAAGGGCATCGACGTGCGCTCCACGGGCGGATACGTCGTGGCCCCAGGCAGCGAGACGCCTTCAGGGAAATACCGCTTTTCAGCAGACGTTGAAATAGCACCGGCCCCTGAATGGCTCATAGCCAAAGCTGGCACAGTCGTGCCAAAAACGGGCACGAACGAACCCGTGCCGGACGCCCCAGACGCGGTGCTCCAGCGCGCAGCCGACTGGCTGGCGAAGGCGCCGCGCAGCGTAAAAGGGCAGGGCGGCGATCAGACGGCCTATGTTGTGGCCTGCACTCTGCGGGACATGGGTGTGTCCGAACAGCAGGCCGTCGAACTGATGCGTTCCGAACTCTGGGACTACGGCTGCGGCTGGCGCGCTGGCAGGCTGGAGGAAAAGCCGATCCACAGCGCCTTCCGTTACGCTCAAAACGAAGCAGGTATAAAAGCCGCGCTGCCCGAGGACTTCCCGGTTCATGTCGACACCGCCGACGTGTTAGCGGAACGTGTCGAAAAAGAACGCAAAAGCCGACCTGTTGTGCGCCGCCTTTCGCAATTCGCAAATAGCGAACACCGCGGCCCCGGCTACCTGATAAAGGGGCTTCTCCAGCGTCGGTCTTACGCTGAGCTGTTCGGTCAGCCCGGCGCCGGCAAGACCTTCGTGGCGCTGGACGCGGCCTATCACGTCGCCGCCAACCGCCCATGGATGGGCCGGAAGGTCCACAGCGGAGCTGTCCTGTATCTGGCCTACGAGGGTATCGGCGGCATGGTCAAGCGGGCGCAGGCGCTGCGGCAGAAGTACGGCGACGAGGATGTGCCGCTGTTCATCGCGGGCGCAGACTTCAATCTGCGGGAGCAGGCTGGCCGGCAGATCCTCGGCGGCATCATGGCCGAACTGCCGGAGAAGCCGGTGCTGGTCGTGGTCGACACATTTGCCAGGGCGCTCTGCGGTGGGGATGAAAATTCAGCGCAGGACGTGGGCGCTTTCAACGCGGCCATCGCCGCCCTGATTGAGAACACTGGCGCCTGCGTGATGATTATCCACCACTCGGGCAAGAATAAGAACGCAGGCGCCCGTGGATCCAGTGCTTTGCTGGGCGCCATTGACACCGAACTGGAAGTGGACGAGAATCAAATTACGGCCCGCAAGCAACGGGACGTAGAGGCTGGTGAGCCGATCGGCTTCAAGCTGGAACCGATGATCGTGGGGCTGGACGAGGACGGCGACGAGCTGACCAGTTGCACGGTTGCCCCTGACGAAGTCAAGGCTGGCCCGAAGATGGGGCGGCTGACCGGCAACAACAAACGCGGGTTCGATGTGCTGTGCGAACTGCGGCCAACCAACGACCCGATTACGGATGTCGAGTGGAAGGAAGCCTGCAAGGAGTTCTTGGGTGATCGCTCCGTGGCCCAGCGGTTCCACGACATCAAGCGCAATCTCAGAACCAAGGGCTACATCGAAGTGAACGAGGAAGGCTTGATTACCAGGAGATGCGAATGAACTACGACGAACTGCTCGGGATGTGCGCGAGGACAGCCTGCATGTCTCCCGAGTTCCGCCCGACCTCGCTGCACACGGTCCAGGCTGCGCTTAATCGCCACGACCCCGAGAGCCGCGGCATCATCGCGGAGAAGATCATGATGCTGCTGCTGGAGTACGTCGAGGCGCAGCAACCAGCGCAAGTGAGGCACTGACGTGCCTCCGCTTTATGATCTACTCTGCCCGACCTGCCACCGGGTTGTGGAACGCCAGTGCAAAGTGGATGACCGCTTGAACCAGCGGTGCTACCACGACGGCGACCTGCTGACGGTCAAGATCAGCGCGGTCTACGGCAAGATGGCAGGTCAGGTCGTGAAAGGCGGCGGCCCGGATCGCTTCACGGCGGACATGATGGGGATTCCGCTGAAGGACTTACCGGACGATCTTAAGGCCGCGCCGCCCAAATAAACCCGACGTTGGCCACGGCGTAGGCCGCAAAGGCCAGCGCCAGGCCCGGATCGCCGTTACCCAGATAACGCCACGACACCACGAAGTAGAGCAGGCTGGCCAAGGCCAGTTCCCATGGGGTCATTTGGGTTGGAGCAGGGCGTTCTTGGCGGTGCTGCCGGAGCTGGAGCCAAACCAGAAGTTCATGATTTGCACTTGCGCTGCGGTCATGACGCCGAGCAGCGGCAACAGCAAGTCCCGATTCTGCAGGGGCACAACCAGTTCGCCGGTGGCAAACTGATACAGCAATGCGAAGTAACCCACCGAATATATGGCCGACAATACCATCTGCGGTGCCATGTTAACCTTGGCCAGATCACGCGCGCTCTGCCGATCCTGTGCGGCGATCTCTTCCGGCTTGATTTGCAGTTCGGCCAGCTTGGCTTTGAGTTCCAATTCGGCTTTCTTGAGCGCGGCAATCTGCTCCCCGGTCATGTTGCCGGACTGTAGCACTTCGTTGATGCGGTCGCCCGTGGCGTCGGACATTCCGAGCGCGGAGCCGATGGCTTGAACAGCCATACCGGCTAAGGGACCGCCAAGCACGGTAGCTACAGTAGGGGCTATTGTCTTTAACCAGTCCATTGTCGTAGTCTCCCTACGATTTCTTCAATATGACCAAACGGTCGGCCGGCCTTCGGTCAGGGCGTCCAGATGGATGAACCGGCCGCCGCCCTTCTGCTGGACACCGATGCCGGTGAAACCCATGCGCAAAGCTGCAGACAGTACCATGTACGCCTTGCTGCGGTCCACGGCAAGGTCGATGGCGCGGCCAGTGGTGTGCGGACCTGTGCGCCCTGTGCCGGACACCCGGGCGTTGTGCTCCGGGCAGCGTGCGGCAGACGACACGGTCAGCGGGAACCCCACGGACACCCGCAGGGCTTCGACCTTGTCCATGAAGTCCTGAGCCGGGAGCATGCCGCAGCCACACTTGCAGGTCAGTTCGGCCTTGGAGAAATGCGGCGTCATATCCGCTTCCCCACGGGCTTGAACGCGGCGATCGGCAGCGTGCCGCGGTCGCTCGTCTCGTCAATCAGGAACACCTGGGTAGGGTCCGAGGGGTCGACCGTCCAGCAAAGCGACAGCTTCACGCCCTCCCAGACGATCGTGCCGGCCCGGAACTGGCTCTGGAACTCCGGCTTAATCAGGCGGACAACCTTGGCCTCGGTGCAGGCTTTGTCGGACAACCGCACGACGCCCTTGCTCAATCGGATTTCGACCTCGGCCGCGTGAACGGTTGAGGCCACCAGAAGCAGACATGCAAGCAGGGTTTTCATACGGATCCTTTCGGCCAGCCCATCTCGATTTCGATTGCACGGGCGGCCTCGATGAAGTCGGTGCCGTGCGCGTAGCTCGGGGGAACCTTGTCGTGGCCGAGCGCCACATGCAGCATTTCGTGAGCCAGAATCTGCAGCATCATGTCGAGGCTCTTGGTGTCCTGGGTATCAACCCAAATGCAGTGCTGACCGTCTATCGCGCCGTGGTAGCCGTGCGCCTTCAACGGCTTGGCCACGAACTCGACACTCTTGGCCGCGGGGAGACGGCGGTCGTTGTTGAACGCCAGCCGCTTGAGAAACGTGTAGGCCGCGCGCAGATCGTCGGACGTGAATCTCACTTGCGTTCCCGTATCAGGTCGGCCAGGCGGTCGAACTTGGCGTCGAAGTGGCGGTGCAGGCTGTCCACTTTCTCAAACAGATTGATCTCGGTTTCCCGGCGCTCCATTCGATCCTTGTCCGCACGGGCCACATACTCGTCAAAGGTTTTCTGGTTCACCTTGCCCTCCTCCAGCTTGGCGATGCGCCCCATCGTGGTCGTCCAGAGCCAGATGCCGACAGCCGCAATGCCGCCAGCCACCCAGGATAGGACTTGGCCAAGGAATGAATTCTCGTCGGTGGGGGTTGCCATGTCAGCAGTGCTTCCCTTTAGGATCAAATTGGTTTAACAGGTGCTCGCAAATCCAAGCCGCAGTTGCCTCGCGCCATGAGCCGGAGGGTTCCGTGTTCTGCATCCTCTTTAGGGTTCCGGTCAACAGCCAGTCACGCGGGAGACGCATGAAAATCGCGCAGGCCAGCAGGTTCAGCACGGCGTCGAACACGTAGCCAATGGGCAGCACGATCAGGTAGGCGTTGAACTTGGCGAACGGGTGCAGGTCATGCCGCACGCGCGACAGGTTCATGATCGCCAGATACAGAATCCAGCAGATCACGAAAATCGCGTAGCAGGCGGCGATGACTGCAACGAGGCTCACAGCTTCGCCCGCTCCGCGCGAATGGCCTGCTCCGTTTCAAGAACGCGCTTGTAGAACACCGTCTCCTTGCCAGCGGGGAACGCCTCGCCTATGGTCTGGATCAGTTCGCGTAGCGCCCGGTGTGTGATCGGGTTCTCGCGTTCGATCTTCACGATGGTATCGACCGGCGTTTCGGGCGGGTCGATGAACGCCAGCACTTCCGGCGCGTCGTCGCGCTGTTCTTCCTCGGCCACGCCCGGCTGCTTTACGGCGTAGACGCCCTTGATTTTTCCCTGATCGTCGCGTTCAACAAACATGGCGATTTCCTCTACAGATTGTGGTCGATCCAGCCAAGCGTCGCGATACGCACGTGGACGTTGGCGTCCGACCCGCTGACGCGGGAGCGAATCTGCGCGGACGTGTTCGTGAACACCCGCTGCTGCGTGAAACTCTGCGCCGCGCCGCCCGCGCCGTTCGACCCGAGCGCGCCGTTCCCCCACAGCGGCGCAGCGGTTGCAGACGGCGCTTCGTCGTTAACGGCGAGGCTGCTCAGATAAAGCCCGCCCGAAACGCCGGTGCCGGAGTTCGTGTAGCCCGCGTTGACGATGGCCTCGACTACGACGTTCAGCGGCAGCGACAGCGTCCGAGTGACCGCCGCCGTTCCGGGGTTGTTGGCGTTGACGTCAAAAATCGACGCCTTGTAATTAAAGATGTTTTTGTTTTGGACGAAGCCGCGGATGGCGCCACTGGCCCGAACGATGGAGCCGACATAGCGCAGGTAGATGTAGTCCGCGCCTCCGGTTTCGGCTTGGAGTGCCGCCAGAACAGTCGCCTCAGTTGCGCCGGGGTAAGCGTAGAAGTCCGCGTCTGCCCCGTTGGCCTTCCACACCATGAAGATGTTGTAAGTCGTGTCGCTTATCGCCGCGCCCGAGTAGCGCATCCCGTTGCCGGTGCCGGGCGACCAGTTGGCGTCGAGGAGCTTAGTCCTGGCGTCGATGTTCGCGCGGCTTACCCGCGTCGAGTTCCACCGAGCGCCAGCCGTGAAGTCGATGTCGTTGGTGGCGTCAGAAGCGTTGTTCGATAGAATGACGCCGAACTCGGGACGCAACGCAGGCAGCAGGCTTTGCACGTAAGTCGCGCTTGTAGCTTCGTTGCCGGATGGTGTTGTGACGGGCAGAATGGGCTTGCTGCTGAAAGTCTTTACGCCACCTACCGTTTCGTTTCCCGTAAGACCCACGGCGCCCAGCGTGGTTCGGCCATCGGCTGCGGAAGTGTCGTCCAGCAGCGTTTCCATGAAGCTTGAAACCGGCACCGCCCCTGGAGTGCCCGAACTGGCGATCATTTCCTTGTTGGCATCAAAGGCCAGGAACTTGCTGGCCCGATCGAACGGTAGCACGGTCAGCGCATCGGAAGCCGTTTCCACAGCGGGGATGGCGACGCCTCGGCCAGAGGTTTCGCTGATCTGCTGCGCGATCATGGTCAGCTTGTCCAGCGCAGTCTCGGAGACTTCGGCGTCGTTGATATTGCCGTTGACGAAGTCCGCATCCTGCCTCAGCGGCAGGATGCGCCGGATCAGCAGAGTCGTGCCAACCGCCGGAGCACCGTATGGCGCGAAGCCGCCCGCTAGGTTGACCGTGCCCGTGGCCCCGGTGGACGAGCCGCCTGACACCGTGTATTGCGTGCCTTCCGTCAGCGTAGTCGCCACGCCAGCGGTGCTGAACACCTGAACCACCAGATCCGTCGACTCGTAGAACACGACAGGGCTGGTGCCGAAGCTGGTCGTGACGCCATCTCCGGAGAAGGACTTTCGGTTGGTCGTGCTCGCTACGGTCATTTTGATCTCCTACTTTCTATGGTATCACTGGACGGAATCGGTCGGCGGCAACCAAAACGTCTGGTTGTTGTCGCGCTCGACCTGCCGTTCGTAACGCCTTAAATATCCGGGGTTTAGGGCTTCCATGACGCCGTTCAGGACAAGGTAATCCAGCGCCGTGCGGGCATAGAAGATATTGGCAAACGGGGTGCTGCCGACCACAGCGCGGACTGCCTTGGCCCGTGGATCGTCGCCATCACGCGCCGCTTGCAGGACACCGACGTATTGCTCCAGCAGTCCTGCGGCCGGGCCAGCCAGCGTGCCGACCAGACCGCCGCCGAACCGATTGGCTTCCGCAAACAGAAAGTCGCCGTAGAGGCCGAAGCCGCCACCCTGCATCATGGACGCCATCACCATCTTGCCCCAGTCGCCCGCATCCTCCATCTCCCGAGGGTTGCGCCCCTTGGCGAATTCCTTGGCGGTCAGCGCCACGTAGCCCAGGACCGACGTGCCGACAATCAGGTTGGCAAAGGCCGCGGCGTGCATCGTTTCGTTGCGCTTGAACTCGCGGCCAAAGTGTCGCACCAAATAAGTAATCGGGAACTGCTTGAATTGCATCACGTAGCGCACCGCTTCACCCAGCGGCGTGCCAGCCGAACTGCCGCCCGTGGCCAAGGCGCGTTCCCGCGCGCCAGCGAAGGTCATGGCTTCACGAACTTGGTCCGTGTAGTAAGCGCCCAGCGTGGTTTTCAGGTTCTCGCGGGCTTCCTTGACTGCACGGGCGGAAGCGTCGGCCTTGCCGAGATAGGCCCGGATGTCCGCGTCGGTCAGCGTGTTGACCGCGTCCGGGGTCAGGTAGGTCTTGCCGTCCGCCTCGAAACCTTGCGCTTTGCGCAGCAGGTTCCAGGTCGGTTCGTTGATGCCGTATCGGTTGAGCGTAGATTGCAGCAGCCGGTCGAGTTGGCCGAAGGCTTTACCCGCCGCCATCTGCGCCGACATATTCCGCGCCAGCATGATGCCGACGCCACGGGACATCGCGTCCGTCCACCACGTCAAGCCTGTCGCCTTGAAGAACACGTTGCTCATTTTCGTCAACGTGCCCGGCACGCTGTCAGTCGCGTGGAATCGCTCGAACACGCTGCCCAGCATCCCGTCAATACCTGCGCCCAGCAGGTCGCCCACTTCCCGCTGCGCGGTGCCTCGGAAGTTGCCGAACAGAGAGTCCAGCGAGTTGCCGTACGCCTCAAACAGATTGACGCCGTTGTGCCGCAGCACCGACGCCCGGATGGCGATGTCCGGAATGGACGACAGGACGACGCCGCCCAGCTTGGCCATCGAGATCACGGAGCGCACGCTGCCGTTGATGGCCGCTGCTGTCGGGCTGCCTTGCTGCAGGACGCCGCCGCTGATCTGGTCGAACTCGGCTTGCACCAGCGGGCTTTGCAGTTTCTGCACGTCCTTGATGTCGGATTTCTTCTGCGCGGCCTTGATGCCTTTGTCGATGTCAGCACGGAACGCAGCTTCCGGGTTCGTGCCAAAGGTGCGCATCAGCGCGGTGTTGCGCGCGGCGAAGCTGAGTCCGTCCAGCACCGATTCGTAGAGCGACGCGCGGCCGAACTCGTTGTTGTAAGCCAGCCACTCGTCCGGCCCCTTGAAGATCAGGACACGCTCTTGGCTGACCCGCTTCGCCAGATTGCCGGAGCCTTTGAACCCGCCCATTGCGTCCGAGCCGCCGTCGGCTTTCATGTGCCGCCCGCTGGCTAGGTTGACGTAGGTCATGCGCAGGAACTCGTCGCGGTCGAAGGCGTCGTCAAACGTGCGCTCGTCCAGCAACGGCAGTATCTTAGCCTTCCAGACCTCGAAGTGCCGCGGGTCGCCGGTCGGCACGAACATCCCGGCCGCTTTCGCCACCTTGATCTGGTCATGGCTTTGGCGGGCAACGTAACCTTCCAGCTTGCGAATGAAGGCGCCCGCGTCGTTCTGTAGGACACGGGCCGCCTCGGTGTACTTGACGAAGATTGCTGCGACCGCCTTGGCGTTCGGGTCGCCGGTCGGCTGCACGTTCTTGGCGCCGTTGACAATCGCCATCTCTCGGGCGATGCTGCGCTCGAACTCGGGGTTCTTCATCAACGCCACGTCCAGCAGCCCGGCGCGTTGCAGTTCCGCGGTCATGGGACCAATCAGTTGCGTTGACTCGATGGAGTGCTTGACAGCGTCCACGCTGCGACCAGCGCCTTCCCACGGGCCTTCACGGCCCACGGTCAGCATCCGGATAGCCTCGGAACGCTTGACGCCCTTGGCTTCCATCTGCTTGTAGAAGTCCTCGCGCACCGCCGTCCGGGCTTTGTTGATCGCCTCGTTGCGGCGCTCAATCAGCGCAGCCAGTTTCTTCTCCGACGCCAGATTCTCGGCAGCCGCAATCATGGCCTGCTCTTGGCTCATGCCGGGATTGTCGCGCAGCTTGGCTTTGGACCGGCGCTCCAGCAACTCGAAAATATCCTCAAGTTGCTTGGCCGTGCCTTCCTCGCCCAGCACTTCCTTGACCGCGTTGATGCAATCTTGCGACGCCATTAAGATTTCCTCATTCCGCAGGCTGCCGCCGCTTTCCATGCGCGGGCGAACAGGTTGGCTTCCTTGGTTGCGTCCTTGACGGCCTGGCTCGGCTCCGTGCCTTCCGGCAGGTAACTCTCCAACTCATTCACTTCCTGCTCCACGCGGGAGACTTCGTCGTCAATGTCGACCGTCTTGGACTCCGCGGCCACTCGGGCCTCGGCTTCCGCCATGCCCTTCTGGTCCACCGGGTCGACGTAGGCTTCGTGCGCCTTGTCGACGGCTTCGCGCAGGCGGGTGTCGCGCTCTCCCGTGAACGCTTCGACCGCCCGACCCTGCACGCTGGCAGAGCGGGTGTCGATGGCGAACTCCTGATCGTAGACGCCCTCGGCCACGGCGCGCACGGCTTTGTCGACCGCTTGCTGCCGGACTTCCGGAGTCGCGCCTTCCAAGCCCTGCAGCGCCTCGTCGACCTTGCGCACCACGTTGTCCTTGCCCGCCCGGACGACTGCCATCTGGGCGGCTTCCGCGAAGTCCTTGGGCGCTTCGTCGTTGGCGATCTTGGCAAGTATGGCCTGCGCAGCAGCACGGGTTTCCGGAGCGATGTCGTCGGCTTCTTTCAGTCCGGACAAGAAGATGCGATCCTCGGCAGTGCGCATGAAGCCCGGTTTGCGCAGGACTTCGACCGCCCGCTTCATCTCCGGCGGCAGCTTGCCGGCAGCGTCAATTGTGGCCGTCGCGTCACGCAAGGCCAGGATGTCCTCGGCAGTGCGCAGGAACGCCGGCGTCTGCCCGATCTCGGCCAGTCGCAATTGCGCTTCCGCCAGCTGGGTCGCCCGCGTCAGCACTGCGGTCGTGCGCTCCAGCACCGGCGCGATGTCCACCGGACGGCCCTCGACGATCTGCGCGACGGCGGTGCGCAGCAGCGCGGCTTGGTCCTGCACCGGCAGGTCGTCGATCAGCTTGGGCAGCGCTGGAGCTTCCGCCCGTGCCCGCAGCCGGTCGCCCACGAAGCCCGCGCCAAAATGCAGCCCACCGCCGATGGCCGTGCCGAAGGCAATGTTGAGCACGCTGTCAACGGCGGTGTAGTCGGCTTGTTCCTCGCGGGCCACAGAAAGCACCAGCGGCTCGATCAAGGCGGCACCCACAGCGCCCTCTATCGCGCCCGTGGCCGCCCGGCCTCCGCCTACCCCGAGACGGGCCGCCAGCGCAGCCTGCCGCGCTTGGCCCACGACAGGCACGAAGGCCAGCCCGATGTTCAGGGGATCCAGTAGCGACCCTAGAACGCCCGCCGTCAGCGCAGTGCCAATGCCCGCATTGGCGCGGCGGCGAATGTCCTGCAGTTCGATCTCGCGCTGTTTCAGGCGGAACAGTTCTTCGGCCACCGGTTCGGGCGTTTCCGCCTCGAACGTCAGCCGGCCCTTGATGCCGTAGCGACTGTTGGCCTCCTCCGAGGACAGCATCGGCGCTTTGACGGCCGGGGCGACCTGCTCGTTGCCGAACTCGTCGACGTAGCGCCCCTCGCGGTAGCGGGCGCGGCCCATCGCCCGGAGCGCGGACGGCACCGGGTTTCGGGTCAGCGTCTCCTCAAAGGCTGCGCCGAAACCCTCGCCAAAGGTGGCAGGCAGGATGTCCAGCCCGAGCGCCTGCGCCCGGACGTTGCCTTGTGCTTCGGGGAAGAAAAGGTCAGACATCAGGGTGCCGTCACCGCTGCGCCGCCGGGGGTCTGCGTGAAGCCACGCGGGAGGCTGCCGCGGCGAGGCGCGTTCGGCATGTTTTTCAGGTCATCAAAGAACAGGCGCACCGGCTCGCCTTCGCCCAGAATGACCGGCGTGCCGTCCGCGCTGCGCCATTCGATTGCCAGTTTGTTGTCGACCGTGACGTTGGCCCAGTAGCCCCGACGTGCGGCGTCCGCCACCGCTTTGCGGCGGTAGTCCTCGGACAGGGCCGGATCGCCACCTGGGGCCGGCGGGAATTCGCCGTCCTGCGTCGTCCGCATCAGCTTGTTGGCTTCGCGTTGGGCTGCGCCCAGCATACCCTTCGGGGCCAGGAACGTCTCGCCCATGTCGTAGCGATTGAAGATCAGGCTGTTCGCTGCGTTCTTAGCCGCCGTCTTGGGGTTTTCGCCCCGGGCGACCATCTGGTAGGCCAGCGCGCGGGCAGCCGCCAGTTCCTCGGCCAGCACGCGCTGCGACCCCGGCCCGGCTTGCGACAGGATGCGCGAGTACGGCAGCATATTCTGGTCGACCAGATTGTCGACATCCTTGGCGTCGGCGTCCGGAATGTTCTTGCGCAAGTCCTTGCCCGCCTTGAGCGCGTTGGCCAGATCGACGCGGGTGTGCGCGTCCGGGCCGGTCGTCAGACGCCCCAGGGTCGTATAGCCGGGCGGCAGCTTCCCGCCCATCTGGGACAGAATCTCTCCCCACAGCGGGCCGTATTGCTTCTGCAGCGATTCCATGCGGTTCGCCACCTGCTCGGGCGGCAGGCTGCCAACTTCGGCCAGAACCTGATCGACTTGTGCCTTGGGCAACAGCCGTGCCGAGAATCCGGGGCCGCCAAGGTCGCGTTGGGCTTCCGCAGACACGGCAGCGTAGCGGCTGACGGCTTTGGGGTCGAACTGCGAATTGACCATCGCCTCGTAGGCTTGCTTTACCGGCGTCACGTTTTGTATTGCGTAGCCTGCCGAATCTTGCGCCAAGGCACGGCGTCGTTCGTTGTCGGCAGCCAACACCGCTTCCGCATAAGCTCTGTCTTGCGTGTAATCGCCTGACGTAGCGAGTTGAGTTAGCGCTTTCTGCACTATGACCGCAACTTCGTTTGCCGGCAACGACTTAATATCCTGCCGCGCCTTGCCGATGGCGAGCGCGCCGTTGATGGCGCGAGTCAATTTCGGGTCGCCGCCCGCTTCGCGCACGGACAGTCCGTTCGGAATTCCTGCTGCGGCCTCGTTGATGCGCTCCTGCACTTGCGCGACGTAGGCTGCCCGCTCGGCGTTGGCAAAAGTCTTGATGTCCTTGGTCAGGGTGTTCAGCGCCCTCGCATACTGCTCACCGGACAGTAGCTCCTGCCATCGCTTGTTACCTTCGAGTTCTGCCTTGAGTGCCTTGGCGTCGCGGCTGGTGTTGACGGCGGCGATGCGGGCGCCAACGGCTGCGCCCGGCAGCACATGGCGCCGATCCTCATAGAGCGCCTGGGTCTGCGCGTAAGTCAGCCCCGGCAGCTTCAAGTCACCGATCAGCTTTTTCTCGTCCGCCAGCAGCTGCTCCAGCAGCGCCGGGCTCTTCTGCACCGCAATCGTGTTGTTACTGAACACGTCCCGCAGGGCAGACGACGCGGCGACACCCGCGCGCTGCGACTGCGCCCGCATGGCGTTGTCGATAAGGCCCGCGCGCATACGGGACAGCCCAATCTCCAGTTCCTGCCGGGCTATCGGGTCCGTCTCCTGCTCGATCGCTTTGTTGCGGAAGTCGTCGAACTTCTGGTTGAAGTCCGCGACCATGTCCGGCATTTCGTTGAACGGCTTTTGCGCAGCTTGGTTCTGGTAGTCGAGGAACTGGTTGGTGCCGTCCGCAATGACCTGCGCCCGACGCAGCGCGGCTTCGCGCTCTACTTTGGCTTCCTGTTCCTTGCGCAGCCGTTCAGCTTCCCGCGCTTCGCGCTCTCGATCGGTCGCTATCTGGCCGGCGATAGCCAGTCCTGTTTTCTGCACTTCCCGCACAGCCGGGATCAGGTCAACCGCGCCTGCATCCTCGGCTGTCGCTCGACGGCCACCGCTGGCGCCGCCGCCTTGGATGTTCGCGGAATAGGTCGGGAGCTTAGGCATTATCCGTAGTTCCTTGGCGTGTAGCCGGAGACAAAGTCGCTGTATCCGCTGTTGGTCGCGCCGCCCGTGCGCGAGAGCCGCGTGTAGGAGTTGTAAGCCGCAGCGCCGCCGCTCAAGAGTTCAGTGCCCGCGCGCATGTAGCTGGCCGACCGCGCCTGCCGTCCGCTGTAACGGTCCAGTTGCGCCGTGTTTGTGAAGCCGCGGGCACGTTGCTCGCCCTGGTAGATCACGAACTGCCGTTCCAGTTCGCCCTGCGCGGCCACGTCGCCCAGCACGTCGAGCACGCTGCCTTCGCCCGCAGCGCCACCGGATGCGCCTTGATTCGCCCGGATCGCGCCCAGCCGCAGCGCATTCTCGCGCTGAACCTGCGTCGCCTCCATCGCCGCGTCGGCGCGGGAAATCTGGGCGTTCTGCTCGTTGATGGTTGCGTTGTAGTTGGCCGAAGCTTGCGCCGCGCGGCCCTGCTGGATGACGCTGATCGCGCCCACCACTGCGGCGGCGGCTTGAATATACGGAAGTGCTACTGCCATGAAAGCCATAATCTACCTCGCGTTCATCCGAACGTAGCCGACGTGGTCCTCTGCGTCCGGGCCGTAGGCTTTCAGCACCGGCGTCTCCACTTGGAAACCCAGCAGCTTCGCCCACCTGTGGCCTTTGTCAAAGTCCCGTCGCACCGTCAATTCCACCCTGCCCTCCACCTTCTCCAGCGCGGCCTTTACCGCCCGCGTGATGAAGCCCATATGCGGGCCGGTCTTGCTGGTCAAATACATCCAAGCCGTATGCCGCCCGCGCCACTGCGCAATCGTCCCGCCACACGCCAGCGGCTCGCCGTCATACACCGCCGTCCAACTGTTCTGCCGCTCCAGTTCCATCAACGCCCCGATATCCATGGGCATCGACCCTTGCAACGACTCCTCCCCCATCAACCAGACCAAATGCCATCGCCGAAATGGCACGATGCGCTTAGTCATTGACCTTCACTTCCGGCATGATCGCCAGCACCGTCGCCGGGAACGGCCCGTCCGCGCGCCAGTAGACCTGCCCCAGCAGATCGTAGTCCGCCTCGAAGCGTTCCTTGACGACGCCTGTGAACAGGGGCGTGGCCTCGCCAAAGTTGTCACCCCACTGCTTGTTCAGCAGTTCGGTCAGGCTGGTCGCGCTCGGGCCATACTTCAAGCCAAGGGTATCCATCAGCCAGAAGCCGACCGAGTGGATGCGCTTGACCTTGCCCTGCGCCGTCCCGTTCTGTGACCCGCCTTCGACCGGCATCGTCTGCCCGTCGCTCTCGAAGCCGTAGCCCAGCGACACGACCGTCGCCGTGTTGTTCAGCGTGATCGTGCCGTTCGTGACGGTCACTGCCGGATGCTTGGCGCCGTCCGGGTAAGGCGCAACAGACTCGCCCTCCAGATGCCACAGCCCGGTCACGGTCGCGCTCGGGCTGCCGTTGACGACGGTGTACGCGCAGTCCAGATGCAGCGCGTCCTCCTGCTCGTCGCCGGACTCCCAAATCTTGCTCATGTATTCGACGTAACGCTTGACGCCGCCGTTGATGTATCGCTTGACGACCATGTAGAGTTCGTCGCGCGTCGCATCCGGCGCGGGAACGGCAGCGATGCTCTCGACCAGCGCGCCGGCCGTGCCGCCGGAATTGCTGAACCCGCCCAGTTGGTGCCGGTGCCAGGCCACCACGTCCTGATCGCGCTCGTAGGTGAAGCCCAGCAGGACGCCATCGGAGCGCACGGCCCAGACGATCGCCTGCGGCTGCTCCTGATAGGCCAGTTCGATCATGGCCGGGCGCGTGATGTGCTCGGCCAGCAGGGTCATGTCGGGCGCCTTAAAACCGTCCGCCTCGAACACGTAGGCCATCTCGCGCAGCTTGCGCGCGGCGCGCTGGACGAACAGCACCGCCTTGCCAGAGGAAACCGGGGCCACGTCCGCGCTGCCGTGGCGCGTGGCGGGCTTGCCGGTGATGTTGGTCGGGGTTATGGCCTCGTTCTGGGTCGAGGGCCGGATCTGCCACTCGCCTCGGGACGTGCCGGCCAGCAGTCCCTTCTCCGCAGACACCAGCCACTTGATCGCGTTGACGTCGTCAGCGTTGAGGGTAAAGGCCACGGCGTTGTCTGCCGCCACGGTGCCGTCCGTGGCGCTCGGGGAAAAGGCAGTGTACAGCCCGGTCTTGGAGCCGTCAAGGCGTTGCGGGGCCGTCGCCGCGCCAGCCAGGAATAGCCGGTCGTCGTAGAACGTGCCGCAGCTCGGAAAGCCGGTCGTGTCCGACCACAACCCCAGCCGCCACGTCGCCTTGGCGTTGGTGTTGGTCA